CCTTGGCATTGACAGAAATCATTCAAGTGGCAGACATCGTAAGCCGACTCGCAGCGCGGAGCTTCCAGGAAGCAATCCGAACCAGCGACACGGTCCAATTTGTCCGGACGTTGCTGCGGAGCTTTGCAGAAAACCTGACCGTGGCAGGAGCGGTCCAATTTGCGACATCGAAGGCATTCCAGGAAACACTGCAGATAGCAGACAGCCTCGGCAACCAACTCGTCTCGACCCTTGGCCTAGCGGAGACATTACGAGCAACCGACATCCTAGCGAAATCCGTAACCGTTTTATTGACCGAGACACTAAGTCTGGCCTCAACATTTGCGCGCACCGCTACGGTTTTGAAAACATTCACCGAATCCGTAACTGTAGCCGGGAGCTTCGCAGGTACCATTGCCCGATCGTTCACCGAGACACTGCAGGTATCAGAAACACTGGCCAGCATAAAAACATACCTCCGAACGTTCACTGAAAATATCACCCTCACTGATTCCATCGCCTTCCAGGTAACGAAGACCTTCACCGAGATCATTCAAGTCACCGACACATTCGTAGGGGCACTCACTGCAACCCTGAATTTAAGCGAGGCTATTCAATTAAGCGATCAGGTGGCATTTGCAACGAGTAAGGTATTTACAGAAGTGCTTCAGGTGTCAGACAGCATCATCAACATCAACACATTGGTCCGAACCTTCACCGAGACCATCGAGGTGGCCGGGAGCTTTTCAACAGGACTCACTGCCTACTTATTCGAAAACATCACGGTCCAGGACTCACTAGCAAACGTCAAAACTTTAATCCGGGCATTCATCGAGACCATCGAGGTAGAAGGCACTCTAGGTCGAGCAATCAACATCACTCTGCAGGAAACCATCGAAGTTGCAGACACAATCGCAAACGAGACCGGAGGCCAACTTGACCTCACAGAAACCATCACAGTAGCAGACAGCATAGCCAAGGGAGCCATTAAATCACTGCAGGAGACCATCACACTGGCCCAAACCCTCGTATTCGGCCAGGAATTGAGCCTGAGCGACAATTTGACGTTTAACGACGTAATACTCGTCTCAGCATCAAAACTCTTTACAGAGGCCATCGTGACCAGCGAGAGCATAGGCTTTGCAACGAGCAAGGTCTTCACCGAAGCAATCGTTGTGGCAGGATCTCTCCTAGCTTCAGGCAGTGGGTCACTAGCACTGAACGAAACCATCCAAGTGAGCGACACGATCGCCCGACAAATTGGCCTGGCATTTACTGAGACCATCCAAACAGCCGACACGTTGCTCAACACAATACTGAGCAAGATGCGGACCGGCATGGTGCTATTGACAACACGGAAGGTAGACAGCCAAACCACCGTGCTACAATCGAAGCAAACAGACACGAGGACATTAGTCAGTCGAATCAAAGCGGTACTGCTTAGTAGCAAAAATAACGATAAATAATTATGAAAACATTAATCGCACCAACTGAATCATTCATCGAAGTACAGCGGTCCACGCTGGCGGCCGACGTTGCAGCCGGAAGTAACATGACGCTGACGCTCGAGAACAACGAAGGTTTTGCAGACAACGCATACGTCGTCATTGGAGAACCAGGAAACGAGACCGCGGAGCTGCAGCAAGTAAACGCAGCAGTCGTAGCCGGGACCGACATCCAGGTGGCCACATTGGTCCGCGCGCACAAGAAAGGGGAACCGGTCCTGATTTACCGATACAACCAGCGCAAGTTTTACGGATCCGAAACAGCCGGCGGAAGTTACGTCGAGCTCACCGGAGACGGAAGCCCGAAGACAATCGGAGTCGACAACCCAGGCGGCACGCTCCTGGAGTACACCGGAAGCACGTACCTATACTTCAAAGCGACCTACTACAACGCAACCACTGCCGACGAAACATCACTCGCTGACGCAAACGAAACCGCCGGAGACACGAGTACCAGGTACACAACCCTGTACCGAATCAGGCAGAAGGCCGGAGTGGTGGGCAACCCATTCATAAGCGACGCACTCATCGAGGAATACCGAGAAGAGGCAGAGGATGAAATCAACGGATTCATAAGCCAACGGTACGGAATCCCACTGAGCTACATTCCAAAAATCGTCCGTAACATTGCAACCAAGCTGGCAGCCGGGTACCTACACGATAGCGAGTTTGCAGCAGAGAGCACTGGCGAAACATGGCTGAAGGAGGCACGCGAATACTTGATGCGGATCCAGAAGGGCCAGGTCGAACTACTGACAGACGAAGGCTCAGTCATAAGCGAGCGAGCATCGAACAGCGTCGGTGGCTTCCCGGACTCCAGCATCGATAGCAACACAAGTGAAAAGCCGAAGTTTACAATTGACCAGAAATTCTAAATATGGCATTTGAGCTCAAATGGGAAGTGGAAGGAGTGACCGAACTATCGCGTCGGCTTAATTTCCTGGACTCGGAGCTGAAGGACTTCACCCCGGCATTTAGAAAATCAGCATCGCAGCTGAAGAGCTTCGTGTCCGGTGAAGTGTTCGATAGCGAAGGAGCGGTCTACGGAGCGAAGTGGGCACCACTCAATCCTGCATACGAAGCATTCAAACAGTCCAAGTACCCAGGCAAAGGAATCCTGGAACGGACTGGCAAAATGCGGAAGTCATTCAAAACGCAACACAGCGCGGACTTTGCAGTGGTTTACAACGGAGCCAAGTACTTCGGCTATCACCAATCCCGAGCAGCGCGAAACACAAGGCTGCCGCGTCGTGTTATGCTTAAACTTGATGGACCACGGAAGGAGATGATAGTCAAAATCTTCCAGGCTGAATTTTTTAAGAAAGTGAAAAAAGCATGACATACACCGACCCAATACTAAAAAAATACCGTGACTTAATCCTTACCAACAATAAGGAATTTAAAGAGGTGTACTTCGGAGACCCAATCATGGTCCCCCAGGCCAGCCTCCCAGCCTTAGTGTTGACCAAGGTCTCGACGCTCGTCAGTGACCTGACAAACGCAGAAGACGAACACCGCATCACGATAAAGGCCACGGTCATAACCAGCGTGATGAAGGAGTTTAAAGATGACCACACCACGAGGCACGGACTCGAAAAGCTGTATGCTATTATCGAAGGTAGAGGAGACGACTACAGACTAACGAGTGACTCAATCCTCGGAATCCTTAGAAGCAATGAGCAGGTCGACATTGCAAACAATTTAAGAACGGACCTCGGCTCAGTTACCCGGGCGGACTATGGAATGACCATGGACAAAAGGGACCAAGGTGCATGGTCCCTAGAAGGGGAAATCACATTCGAGGCCCACTTTACTCAACTAAGATAAAAGACATGAAAATCAAAAGTCGTAAAGACGCGTCCTTTCCATCGCTGAACTTTGCAATCAGAGCAGGCGAAGTGAAGGAGCTTCCAACGAAGGAGTCGCTACCGAAAGGCGTGACCGAGGAAGTGGCTCACGAAGCGATTCTCTCACGGTCATTCATTACCAAGACCGGAGGCGAAGGTGTCAACACACCGGAGCAAAAATCGGTGGAGAAGGCAGACGAAAAAACTGCTGAGGTCAATCCAACCGATAAAAAAAATTAATAGCATAACGCCAAACAATCATGAGTAAAACAGCAGGAAGGCAAGTGAACGTGGGACTAGCTGTAGAGTTTGCAGCCGGCACCGCAAAAACGCCGACGATCTTCCCACAGTGGACTGACTTCAGCATGCAGGCGGTGAGTGAGAAATCACAATTCCGATCAGCACGAGGAAGCCGATACGCGGTTTCAAACAGCATGGTCCGAAGGAAGTACTCCCAAGGGTCCGTGGCCGTGATTCCAAACGTGGAAGTCTCGCCATACTTTTTCTTAGGAGCGATGGGCCAAGTAGCAACGGCACTAGCTTCAGGGGAAACAGCGGTATGGGAACACACCATCACTCCGCAAAACGACAACTCACTAACGAAGACCTTCACCCTCGTGTCAGAGGAAGGAGCAATCGTGACGGAGCAATACAAAAACGTTGTGATGGATGGACTCAACCTCGAAGTGAGCGATGAGTACGCAAAAATGTCGGCCGACATGATCGGACAATTCCCTGCGAGTGGATCCCTTACAGAGAGCTACACCAAGGAAACCGAGTTCGCATACAAGGACATGGAGCTACGCTTCGGAGCAACAGTCAGCGCGGCTCAAGGAGCAAGCGCGACACCGGTGAAAAGTTTCTCGATTAACATCGCGAACAACACCCTACTCGACGAAGCATTCCTATCCGGAAGTAACGAGATAACATCCGGCGGACTTTTGCACGGACCAATGGAAGTGACTGGAAACTACAGCCTCCACTTTGCAGACTTGACGGAGCTGAACAAGTACAAGAACAACACCCGAGAAGCCTGCACCGCTAAATTTATCGGAGCAGCAATCGGAGTCGCTGAGACAGAGGAAATCGAAATCAAACTCGCCCGACTTATTCTCAACGACACCCCACGCGAATACAACATTGATGGCTTGATCGTCATCAACCAAGGCTTCACAGTGGAGCTAGACGCAACGGACGGAAGCATCGAAGTGGTCATCACCAACGAAAACGACGGAGTCGACTACGCGCCAGCTTCATAAACAATTACGAGCAACTAACTAAACTAAAAATGAGCGAAAAAAACACAATCGAACTAGGATACGGATTCGAAGCCGAAGTGAAGGAATACCTAACAGTGAACGAAGTGCGAGGCATCCAGGCGCGGTCAGGACTAAAGACTGTGGCGGACGTTTCAATCGATGACGCCAATAAACAGAGCGACGAACTCGCGAAGGTGGCAGTCCTTTCACTAACCGTAAAAGGGAAGGTAGAACCACTCACTGACGGAGACGAAATTGTTGCAGCCATTGGTGACATGCCACTGGACGCATACATGAAGTTATCCGGAGCAATCGAAAAGCTACTCGAGCCGGCCCTAAAAAAAGCCGGGCAGACGTCCACCGCTACGTAGCAACCAACCGGCTGTCGGGCGACATGCTCGACGTGGCCGTCTGCGAACATTACGGATGGACCTGGCAGCAACTCCAGGACACACCGCAACCATTCCTAGAGTTATGCATTGAGAAAATGTCGCTCGATACCCAGGAGCAAGCGAAAGCCTCAAAGGCTAAGCACTAACAAAAAA